AGCGTAAATGGCGACTGTGTGAGGCCGACAGTGTTTCTTGCAGTGAACACAATGCTGGCGATGCCTGTGGTGGTCGGTAGCGTGAGGGGGTAAGAAATAGCCATGATTAGTTTCCAAACGAGTTAGCAAATGAACCGCCGCGACGAGACGCCTCCAAGACAGCACCTTTGCTCGCCTCTTTAATCATCGGCAACATGCTCAGGACTTGACTGCGAACAGCCGCAGCGTTGTCCGAGTTGATTGTCAGGTTGTTGTTCACGACGATGCCCTGTCCACCCATCTTGCCATTCGGGATGATAGTGCCACTGGCAGAGGGGCTAAACAGTTCCGGGCCGCGCTCGCCAACCAAGTATGATTGACCACCTGTAACTTGGCCACCCATTGCTCTCGTTCCCGAAAGAAACCCTGCAAGACCTGTGCCCGGAGTGACCGCTCCGCTAGGAGATGTCGAGCCAACAACGCCGACCAATCGTTGAATAACCAAAACCTGCATCAACTGAGCCACGATTTGGCCTGCCATGTTCTTGAAGGCGTCTGCTGTTCTTGATGTTCCCATTATAATGCTGCTAAACGCAGAACCCATAGACGTGGCTATGCCTGACGCCATCTTGTTGCCATCAGTCAGTGTCGTGCCGAAAGTTGCGCCTAAACCAGTTGTGGCCATTTCAACCTCGGAGACAGTTTTTTGCAGACCCTCAAGAGTAATGTCTACAATTCGCCCAGCTTGGCCATACTCAATTAACATCTGAACATTCTCTTTGCCAGCTTTTGTCAGCTTGCTCATGGCTTCAACACCTTGAAGACCCGTAGTCTCTAGCAGGTTATTAACGAAGTCTATGCTCTCTTTTGCGTCCGTCATTTCCATGAGCTTAGGCATCGCGGCTGCAAACGCTTCTAGCTGGTCTACGCTGAGACCAGTGCTAATCGCTAGGTCGTCAAGCCCGCCCCTCATGGCGGCCATACTTCCGCCAAACTTAAGACCTATCTGACCAGCTTTTCTATTAACTAGATTAGCCCTTTCGAGTTCGCTTACAAACGGTGTGAGACCTTGCTTTGCCTTGGCGTATGTTTCTGCGAGCTTTAGCTGCAACAGTGATTTCTCTGCGAGGAACAAGCCCTTTACGCTTTCTGTTACTTCGCCATATTTCGTGGCTAAGAATGCGAACTGCTCTGCGGATGTTCGACCAAGAGCGTGGCTCTCTGAGACCAGCTTATTCAGGTCGTCCATCTCCTCATTGAAGCCCTTGGCCATTGCGCCTGACTTCATATAAGCATTACCAAGAGCGGCCACGATAGCGACACCAGCACCGAGCAACGCACCAGTCGCGCCGAAGATACCTAAAAGCTGGGAACCCTGTTGACCGAACGCTTGAAGCGCACTTGTGCCGCCACCAACCTGAACGGCAAAGTCACCAAGCTGATAACCAGTCTGCTGTAGACCAGACTTGGCGAATCTACTTAAACCACGAGTGTTTTGGTCTACGACCTTGCCATATTGGTTGGCTGTGCCAGTCGAGCCTTTTACTGTTCCGTCTAGGGATTTTAGCTTGGCTTGGAGCCTAGCGATTTCTGACTGTGCAGCACCCGTCTGGGCGGCAATTACGATATTCATGTCAGCCATCGTTAGTTTCCTTTAAGATTGCATAATAAGCGACCCATTCATTATATTCGCTTAATGTTATTTGTTCAATCTCATCTATTGTCTTCCCTAACTTCTCTGCGAGGGAAATAAGGTTGAACCTGAACGGGTCGCGTCTCAGTTTTTTGTCTGCTCCTCAACGGTATCAGCGTTAAAGACAGAACCAAATACTTTGGCAATCAATCCCATAGGCTCGGCAAGCAAAGTCTGCTTGTCTTCGATGGTGAACAGCTTCTCGCCATCAGCATCTTCTGCCTTGATAATTATGGTCTCGACCATCGCTGCAATAGTTGGGTTGGACAAAAAGTCAGGGTGCTTGCGCTGAACCCTGTCAATATCCTTGCCAGTTACCGCACCGTAATGAATTAGTAGAGGAGCGTCGCCATCGCCCCACTCCTCTACTTCTACATGTTTACGCTCTCGTGCTGCGCGGTTCGCAGAGATACGCTCGCTTAATTTAGACATAGTGCCACCCCTTGTCTGTTAGATGTTAAACGGTTGTTTCGGTCAGCGCACCAGAGCCTTGGATTGATAAGGACATCTCAACCATGCCATCGAAAGATGCTGTGATTGAACGGCCAGTAACAATGCCTGAGCCTGTGTAGTAAGTGTCGCCAGCATCGTCGCCCTCTGGGTAAACAGAGAATGTGACGGATGCTCCAGCGTCAACTGCGCTTTGTGCTGTGTCTGTTTCGTCGAAATAGACTTCGAACGAACCAGTGAAAGTCGTCAAGCCAGCAACGTATGTGCGAGCCGATAGACCCATTGTGCTGTTCTCGATTGTTTCGCCAGTGCTTTCGATTGTGTAAGAACGGATTGAACCCAAAACATCTGAGCCAATTTTTACCGTGCCTTCGCTACCTGTGTGAGTTGCCATGATTATGCCTCGTTAGTTTCTGGTGCTTCGGGTTTCGGTGAACTAGCCTTCACCTTGGCTTTGGGTTCGGCCTTTTCAGTAGACCACCCCTTCTTCACAAGGCTCTCAACTTTGTCTTCCCAGACTTCCATTGTGTCAGAACCTTTGTAAACTGTAATTCGCTTTGCCATCATATCATCCTAAACAGCAGTTTCAATGTCGTTTTCTAATGTAACATAGTCTACGGCAATTGTGAAACGCGCAACTCCGATTGATTGGTCGCCCTCTCCATCGTAATCGACCTCGAAGTTAGTAACCTTCGTGTCTCTAGCAAAGCCGCCACGAGTAATGTCTGTGGCTAACGCTTCTTCTATCTCAACAGCGATAGTGTCCAGCGTGTCATCAATGGAAGACGTCCCCTTGACGTAAGCCTCAATCATAACGTCTAGGTTGCGAACTTGCTGGCGAGGTGGCGTCATCGTATTCATCGCCACGGCTTCGCTCTTTGTGTAGACGCACAGGGCAGGCAACTTAGCAGACCCCAGTGGAAATAGCCGTGTCTTGAACACGCTCGCCCCGGTTGTTGCCAGACCAGTTACGGTGGTGGCAATGTTGTTGCGAATGCTTGTGCGGACGTGAGCCATTACACTTTCTCCAAGAACAGTTCGGTTGTGCCTGTTCCGTCATCGAAGACAACTCTTACTACGTAGGAAATAGTCTCGATTACGATGGCGTCTCCCTCAGCCGCAGAGGGCAAAGAAGACGTGGCGCAGACAAACCGAGGCTGCTCTACAATTACGCTAACCGAGCCGCCAGCTTCTGCCTCGGCAGCAGCGTGGTCAAAGATGCCATTTACTGTAGTCGCCGAGCCGCCTGCGGGAGTATATGTAGCCGCATCGCCAAAGTCACCTGTGTCGAAAAAGATTGCTCTTTCAGTTGCGGTCTCAACTGCCATTAGTCGGCCTCTGGTGTCTCGAAGTCGGTTACAGCACGGTTAGCAACCTTCTTAGGTGCTTTTACTTTCTTAGGCTGCGGAGCAGATGTTGCTTCTACGCGACCCATTGCGACTAGCGAAGTGCTTTCGTTCGTGTCGTTAATCTCTACCACGTCTCCAGCTTTGGCTTTGACGCCGCTTACGACTGTGTTCTTCAATACTAAATAAAACATATTTCCACCTATATCTAAAAGAAGGTAGGAGAGAGGCCGAAGCCCCTCTCCCGTTTCTTATCGTTAGTGCTTAGGCACCATCGTTGTTGACAGCGAAGCTGACAGCGTGACGAACAGCTACATCGCAAGTTTGCAATGCAGTTACGTTTACTGTGCCGCTTGTGCTGTTGCTGTATGGGTCTACAACGATGTCCAGACCGCCATAAAGGCCAATCAGGGCGTCGGAGAAGTTACCGAAATACAGGTCGCCAGCAGTGACTTGGTTCGAAACAATGGCGTTGTAACCATTGATTTGGCCATCCGGGCCAACTACGAACTGACCCGAACCAGCGTCTTTAAGTGCTGTTTTCAGCGCACCATACATGGAGGCTGGCAGGATGTAAGCCAAGTTGCCCAACAGAGCGTTGTCTTCAGCAACGGCAGTTTCCATTGCAACAACTTCTGCGAAGGTTGGGTTAACACCAGCGAACGAAGTCGGAGCATTGATGCCCGAAGTGTTCTTGATGCCTGTAGGCTGACCGCTTGAGCCAGAACCTTGAAGCGCACCGTTGTCGATTGCCAAGGCGATGCCTTGAGCAAGGTCGTTACGGATGAGGTTCTCAATGTCCAAAGAAGACTGTTGCATCATCAGACGTGTAATCTGAGTGTGTGCGCCAACTACTTTAGGTGTCATTGTGACCTGACCGAAGGTAGGCTCGCTCTCAGCAGAGGCAGCACCTTCAGTTGCAATCCAACCAGCAGACGAAGCAGCCGATTTCTTAGGAATGGCAACAGAACCTTGCAGACCGTTAAGAACAGTTGCACCAGCAGCCATTACGCTCGAAGCGTTGCGAAGCACGTCGATGAAGTCGCCGCCACGGAAGTCTTCCGCAATCAGGGCTGCATCATCAGATGTGTTTACGTCACGTGTCCACGAACGAAGAACTTCCGTAGGAAGCATTACGCCACGGGCGTTACGGCCAGTTGCGCGTTGTGCGGCTTCGGAAACTTCCATTTCGAAGCGAGCATCTTCTTGGGCTTGACGGTCGGCTGGGTTAGCCATTGCACGGATAGCGCGCATTACGCTGAACTCACGAACTTCTTTTTTGGTCAGACCAACTTCAGCAGTTTCGAGAGGCTTGTCGCCGATAACTTCGAGCAGCTCACCACGGAACTGGTCAAGAGTTTTGTCTTCGGCAACAGCTTTAGCAGCCATGTCGCTACGTTCGTGCTTTGCGCCCAATTCAATAATTGTGGCGACTTCTTTGTTACGCGAAGAACGAGCTTCTTCGGCAACAACATTGATATCGATGTCAGACATTTGTGTCTCCTTAATTTCGATAATTTCGGGTTTGGGTTCGATTGAAGTGTCCTTAGAACGACCTACGCCTACAGTTTCATCCGCAGGAATAGAGACCAAAGATACTTCGTGGACTTTCCAAGAGTTGACGCGGTAGCTATCCTCGCCTTCCCTCTGCATTTTGCTGACTTGATAGCCAACACTGATGTTGGAACGGATGCCATCCGTTACGTCATCAAATACCTCTTTAGCCATTCCGTTTTTACCAAACCGAACTGTTGCTCGCAACACGCGAGACGAACTATCGAGAGTAACATCCTCTACAACACCAATCTGTTGCGTTGGATTGTGGTCAAGAAGCAATGGCATTCTGCCAGACTTCGCAAACGACAAATCAACACTCTTTTCGGTGTGGTCGAGGATTTCTTTGCCGAAGCTGCGCTCTACAGGTGCTTCACTGGAGACTGCAATCTTTACTCGGCGTGTTTCAGCATCAATCGCGCCAGACATCATGTCAGTGGCACGGTGATGGATTTCAGTTGTGAGGAAGCGTTCTTCGTCGGTTTCTTCCGAGGCTTCAACCACGGCTTCTTCGACTACTTCTTCTGCTTCAGCTTCTTCGGCCTCAGCTTCATGCTTCTCAAAAGTGACGGTAACTGTCTCATCAGTTTCCTCAACAGCAACAACATGACGTTCCTCTGTCTCATTCACTTCGATTTCAACTTCGGTTGTTTCTTCACTCATCTCTAAGTCCTTTTCCAGAGTTTCGTCAATGTTACGCTCTTTATCGTCCTTTTTCAATAGGTCGGTAATACCCTTCGACCATGTGAAGCCAGCATCGCCGCCCCACAACGCCCAAGCGATACGACCGTTCGAAGGATAGCCTTTCTCGCCGGGGCGGAAGCCTTCTGCTTCCTTGTCAACCTCGTGGCGAGCGAAGAACGAATGCATCCGCTTGACCGTGCTTTCAGACAGACGCTTGCCGTTGGTAATATCACGAGCGCGAGCGATGCCAACTTCAGTTCCGCCACGTCCATGCTCACGCCGCCACGCGAGACCGCGTTCCGCCTCTTCGACCATTCCACCTGTAGGCTTATAGCTCGCCATCGTCCTGCTCCTCCGCCGCTGCCTCCCGCTGGTCTCGCGGGG